AAACAATATCTTTAGAAGAAGCGCGAAAGCACAACCTCACAAGCAACTAGCGTTTTACTGAAAATCGTTTGTGTTGTAAGATGGTTCTCTATCTAAATTGACACTGTTCAGAAAGAGGCAAAATGACCGCTGTAATTACTCAAGAATTTGTTGAGCGCTACAAAACACAAACACCACCATGGGGGTTTAGCGGTCTCGGTGAGGTCGTTTACCTGCGAACATATTCTCGTCGCATAGAAGAACAAGACAGAAACGAAACTTGGGCAGAAACAGTACAGCGTTGCGTTAACGGAGCAGTTGAAATTGGAACGCCGTTAACTCAAGAACAAGCAGAAAAACTGTATGACCATGTCTTTAATCTTCGTGGTTCTTTTTCAGGTCGTGCACTATGGCAACTTGGTACACCGTTGATTAAGCAGTTCAACGCCGCTTCGCTAAACAACTGCTACTTCGTAAACATTGAAAAGGTTGAAGACTTTGAATTCCTTTTTGACCACCTCATGCTTGGCGGTGGTGTTGGTTTCTCCGTAGAGCGAGCAAAAATTCATGACCTGCCTAAAGTTATCGCAAATGTAAAAATCACTCACGAGCGTTCGAATGACGCCGACATCATTGTGCCTGATTCGCGTCAAGGTTGGAGACGACTTCTCCATAGTGTTCTGAAGTCATACTTTGACACAGGAAAATCTTTCTCCTACTCAACGATTCTTATTCGTGAGTTTGGTGCACCATTGAAAACATTTGGTGGCACAGCAAGCGGACCCGGCGCACTCGTTGACGGAATTGCCGACATTTGTAAAGTAATGGAAAATCGTGAAGGAAAGAAATTAAGGTCTATTGATGTTTTGGATATTTGCAACATTATTGGTCGCGTTGTTGTTTCCGGCTCGTCGCGTAGGTCGGCGCAAATAGCAATTGGTGACCCTGACGATGTTCTGTTCTTGCGAGCAAAGAATTGGGCATCAGGAGACATTCCTGCCTACCGTGCTAACAGTAACAACAGCATCTATGCGGATTACTACGACCACATCATGCCTGAACTCTGGAAGGGTTATGCGGGTGGTGGTGAGCCGTACGGTTTGGTTAACCGACGCTTGGCACGCAAGTTTGGTCGTCTCAAAGAAGAACGAGCCGACAAGACAATTGAGGGATTCAACCCATGTGCTGAAATTGGTTTAGGTGATGGAGAATCCTGCAACCTTTCAACTATCTTTCTTCCTAACATTGAGAGCGTTGAGCAGTTCAAGGAACTCTCAGAACTTCTTTACATGGTTCAGAAGCAGATAACTCGTCTTACATACCCATATGCCAAAACGAACTCAATTGTTTCCAAGAATGCTCGCCTTGGTCAAAGTATCTCGGGCGTGTTGCAAGCATCAGTAGAGCAGGTTGCTTGGCTTGATGACGCGTACAAGCACTTGGACGAATTTGATGTCAAGTATTCTAAAGAAAAAGGATTCCCTCGTTCTGTCAGACTGACAACAGTTCAACCTTCTGGGACGCTCTCCTTGCTTCCCGGAATCACGCCGGGCATACATCCAGCATTCGCACCGTATTACATCCGTAGAGTCCGTTTTGGAGCGTCTGACGCCCTTGTAGACGGCTTGCGTAAGCGAGGACATAAAGTCACTTGGGATATTGGTTTGGACGGCAGAGAAGACCACCTGCGTTATGTCGTTGAGTTCCCTTGTAAGTCACCAGACACCGCAATTCTTGCTGAAGACATGACAGCAGTTGAGCAACTTGAATGGGTAAAAAAGATGCAAACAGAATGGGCAGACAATGCTGTTTCTGTAACTGTGTATTACCGCAAGGAAGAACTTGAACAAATAAAAGAATGGTTGTCAAAGAACTACGACACTGGTGTCAAATCGGTATCATTCCTTCTGCACGCAGACCATAACTTCCCGCTTCCTCCATACGAACAAATCACGGAACAGCAATACAACACACTTGTATCAAAGATTGACACAAGCATCGCGCTTAGCCAAGCATCAGGTTTTGATTTGACTCTTGAGGACTGTGCAACGGGAGCATGCCCAATTAAGTAATGTTCGCAGTCCTGAAACAACTTGGAGCGCATGATATTTATGACTCTGCCGTACACAGGATTAAGAAACATGGCTTTTCAAACTCCGACACCTATGACCCCTATTCAGGGGAAATAGATGTTTGGGGTGCTCTACTTCTCGCATGTGGGGCATCAGAAAAGTTACTTAAAACTGGTGAAACAGAGCCCGAAAAATGCGGGGTTCCACCATACATGTGCTCACGAGCACGGTTTTTTTGCGACTATCTAGAGTTGATAACCGACATGGAAATCGGTGAATGGTGCTCTACGCACACAAAACAAGACGCAATATCTCTTCTCGGCACTGCTGGAGACAGAGTTGCCGTTACTTTTACTCAGCCAAACTGAGCCCATATATAGTTGTTCCCCCACAGACCTGCACGGATGTGGGGGAACAACTACTTGTCGGGTTTAAATTTTACGGGCGAACTAATCACCCGTTAGTAAATCAACTTACTACTGAACCTGGGTGGTCTCCGCGGAGAACCGCAACGCTGTGAACATCAACACCGTCTTGGTCTGCTGATTGATCAATCTGAACCAAAGCGGTTAAGTTTGAACCTGCAACCGAGGAACCGATTTGTGCGATAACAAGGTACAGCAAGTCGCTTTCAGCGATTTCGTCTGCGCCATCCACTGTGGAGATTGTTGCTACAGCAGAAGTACCGTTGATTGCAATTGAGAAAGTTCCAACAACTGTTCCAGATGTTGAAGTCTTGCGAACTGTTCCCGTGAGGGCTGCGCCAGTTGGTGCGGTTCCAACGGCTACGGTGATTGCACGAACGCGACCAACAAAAGGAACGCGAGCAACTACCGAAGAAGTGGTTGCGACAGCGCCAGTTACGGTGAGCGGAAGAAGGGTAGGGGCTGATGCTGACATTTTGACCTCCAAGTCAAAGGAAATACCTGTGTAGGTAAATAATACAACATTTATCAGTCGTCAGAATGAACCTCAAAAAGAGACGGTTGAATTTCCTGCGAGAGCAAAAGTAACCTATTTTTTTCTTTTTCTTCAATCAGTCGTGCTGTAGCAATCTGCGCATATTCGGGATTCAATTCACAGCCCAAATAGTCTCTACCTAATCGTTGTGCTACGACACCTGTCGTTCCAGCACCAAAGAAAACATCCAAAACAGTGCACGGAACAGTCTGCTCTGTCTCACATTTGCACTCTTTTTCCCATCCAAGGGTTTCCGTTTGCGTGTATCCAGCATCGCCTTTGCCGTTAATTTCACCATATGCGCCGTTGTAGTTGTTCGGGCGATACCTTGAATCGGTCTCAGGAAGTTCGTTGCGTGCTATCCGTGTCCTTTGGACAATCCTCTTCAGAGGTGACCCACATTGAGCACAGCAACCCATTTCGCTCGTACCAGCAGAGATACATGGCTCTATCAAGTCCTGTGGAAATGTTGCGAAGTGAGCCCCTTTGAAAGGCTTGGTTGTAACTGTCCATACCGACCTCTTGTTCCTGAATTCGCCTGTTGAGCCATGCATCGTGTTACGGACACCTGCCTCCCTGCGGGAATCGGCTCGCGAACCACGGTCATCGTTAGCGTACTTCGCTGGTTCCTTAATGGCAAGATAATCAAAGAAGTAGTGACCCTTTTTAGACAACAAGAAAATGTACTCATGTGCCTTGGTGCAACGGTCTCGTACGGATTCGGGCATCGGATTTGGTTTAGCCCAAATAATGTCTTGACGCAAAAACCATCCATCAGCCTGTAAAGCAAACGCCACACGCCAAGGGATTCCGACTAAATCTTTGGGTTTAAGTTCGCCGTCATCACGCCCGATCCTCGCCCTGAAGTCTTCGTTTTCGCCACCCGCATTTGAAGCATTGGTTGATGCGATTGACTGTTTCCAGCCGTTGCCGTTACTGCCAGCGTAAGAATCACCAAGATTAAGCCACAATGTGCCATCGTCACGCAAGACACGACGCACTTCACGAAATACTTCAACCATGTGTTCAACATACTCATCGAATGTTGGTTCTAGACCAAGTTGGCTATCTTTGCGCATTGCGCCACATCGTGGGCATTGAACTTTATAAATGCCGTCACCGATAGCGCCTTCAAGAAGTTTCTGCCCTGTCGTACAACTTTCGCTGAACTTGCTGTCTCTCTTGTGGGAACAAGTTTCATCCCCACCAATCCAAGTGGCAGTTCCATAATCTCGCAGACCCCAATACGGTGGAGATGTCACAACACAATGAATACTGTTGTCAGGTAATGAGGCTAATGTTTTCCTAACATCACCGAGGAGGATATTGCTATCAATACTTAAAGTGCTGACGGGCAGCACGCTATTTTCTTCGGTCATAAATTCCCCTCGGTAGCCCCATCATATGGGGCTAATACTACTTGCGAATCTTAAACCACGCAAGCATTCTTTTACGCAAAGAAACAGATTTAATATCGTTTGCTTTAATCACATTTGACTCAGCAATTGACTTGAGGAATCGTTCGCTGTCAACGAATGTAGTTGGCTTTGCGTCCTGAAGAACAGTTTTGTTGGTGACCGTTTCATCAGTCTGCGAAACAACTGTCTTCGCTTTTGGTGAAGTCTTCTTTTCAGGAGCCTTCTTTGCGACTGCTTTTTTCGCTGAAGCCTTCTTGACTGCGGTCTTCTTTGCAGGTGCTTTTTTGTTCGGTTTTTGTGTCATGTCAAAATATTAGTCTGAAGATTGTGACGCAAATGCAACCTTCATTTTGTGAGGATTACCATACAGTAGGGTTTGTAAATCATGTTTACAGGATTCTATGAGACCGAAATGGACAAGTTGGCGCTATGCGTGGAGTCCATAAAAGGAGCAAAATCGGCTCTCGTTAAAGAAGACGGAATAGGTTCTGATTTAAACATTAATATATTTGGATGGAGAAAAAATGAAATCGTGGCGATTCTTCAACTAAAAAATACCTTTGATACACCCAAAGAAGAACGGCTCACCAAGATAATAGAAGCATCATGCATCGTTCGTCAGGGATGGGGCATTGATGAATACACCATCGCGGCTGAGGGATACTGCTCTATGTCCCCTGAGGAAACACACGGAAAAGACCTAGCCGTACTTTACGGCGAAAACAAGGTTCCCGTGAAAGAATGCATATCTTTCACTCATCTCACAAACGACGACCACACTTTCGTGGCGTTGCCGTACCTAGCAACCGTTGGCAGAGTAGTGCAGTTTGAGGATGTGCTCCTCTATGACGGTGGAAAAGCAATGAGGGACATACAGTTCGCCGCTGCCCTAAAAGCCTCGCTCAAAATACCGTCGCAACCAGTTGACCAAACCATGGACAGGGATGTTTATTTTGGGACTTTAGCGTCCGCGGTCATGCATTGCGGATTTGAAATTTTCTACCGAGACGATTTTTAATTAAAACTTGTACTTGTTTTGAAAACTGTCCCACTCGTATCGTGAACTTCTTTCACCATAACCAGTGAAACTATCCACAGATTTCATGACAAAAAGATGTACGGCGGTAACTGAAGAAATTGTGAGTAAGAGTGCGATAATCATAGTCAACCATGATGCCATCTTGATTGGCGATTGACTGCAAGAAACTATCGTTTTTTGAAATTAGATATCATCTATCTCTTTGACAGATACATCCTCAACGATGTCGGCATCTTGAATATCTGAACCGTCGCCAATCGCGGGAAAATCATTCAATAACTCGTTAATCGTTTCCTTGGGCAATATTCCAGCGTCAGCCATCAAAGCAAGCAACTTCTTGCCTTCCGCTTCCGAATCAAACTTTTCAGCCTGAACGACCCCAGGTGCGCCAGCAAGAACTGCACGCAACGGCGAACTTTCCCGAACATCCATCTGAACATTGACATTCGTCTGTTCCATGCCCAACAACTTTGCTCGTCTGTCAATAATAGACAAAACAGTAGAAACAGCCTTAATGTCGGGTTCTATGGAAACCTCTGTACCGTCATCCATTTTTTGCTTTCGGTGTTGCGTCATCGGCCAGATTGCGGACTGTAGGGCATCCAACCTCTCCAATTCCATCTGCAAAACTTCAGGATAGGCAAGAAGAGCCTCTTGGTTCAACTTGCCTAATTGCCTACGAATGGAATGAGACACATTGGATGTACCGATTCCGAATCGTCGTGCTATTTCTGAAATAGGCACGCCAGCCTGCCTCATCTTAAAAATGCGCAAATCGCGTTCAGCGAGAAACTCTCTAGTTAAACCCTTTTCAGCCATTTCTATATCGCCTTCATAAATTCAAGAACCTCGAATGGGAAAACTTTTCCTCTTCTCATCTTAGTTGGAAATTCACGCACATCTCGCGCCCCACGGAAATGGCGCACATCGTAGACATAATCGCCGACAGCAGTTGGGTCGGGTGTTAAGGAAAGACCGAATTCCGGCCAGCGTGACCATACGGCTGAACCAAAAGGTCGTAAATCTCTTGTGCTTGAACTTGTACCGAGAGGGGCGTGATGCTCAAGCCACAAAGCACATTTGTAGTAGTCGCGCAACATGTCAAAATACTTTGCGACCTCCACCGTTACTGCCTCAGATGTTCGTCCGCCGGGGTCAACGAATGATTTATAGATGGGACCGAGAAGCAAAAGGTCGGGTCGTATTGTTTCAACTGCCTCTTCAATTATCGCTTTGTCGGAAGCCCTCATTAAGTCAACACCTGATGGCTTGATGAGAATATGGCACTCAGGTGCGCCTTTGAGATACCCAAGATGTTTGGATGCCCCAATGATACTTGCTGATGAACGACGGATAATTTTCTCAGGGTTTTCTAAGTCAATAGTTAAGGTACGAATAGGTTTCATTCTCGCCATCGTGAATGGGTGAATACCGTAGGCACTGCAAATAGCAATTTGACGAGCAAGCATTGTTTTACCAACGCCTTCCGCCGCGACGACGATTACTCTCTCGCCTCGTTCAAGAACATTTGGGATAACCCAGTCGTATCCATCTTCAACTTCTTCTAAAACAAGATCTGACCAGTTAACAAGTCGTCCTTTATCAATCTTGTCCTCAAAACCAAATGAGCCGATAAGCATTGACGCTTTGGCTAAACGAACATTTTCGCTTAAATCTTCTCTTACTAATAAATTTGAAATCTGCTCAGCAAGGGAAGTAAGCGGTGTTGTCGCTTCAATGATTGCGTCAGTTTGCTTTTCCTCTTCTTCGTGCTCTAAATCTTCTTCAATAGGTTCAGCATCTTTTAATTCAACTAAATCGTCTAGTGTTCCGCCAGAACCAAGAAGTTCAGAAACATCCTTAAAGTTGCTTGGTGGAACCCAAGAGATAACAGTGCAACCGTTTTTCTCCAAGGTTTTAGCGACATTTTTGCCGTGTTCCCTACCGACACTGTCGTTATCAGAAATAATCCAAACAGTTGCGCCCTCTAGTGCCTTGGTGTGAATATCCAACCATTTGCCCGCACCATTAGGGGGTGTGGTGGCGCAAAAACCGAGTTTGACCATGTTGTCGGCATCTTTTTCACCCTCAACAAGCCAAATCAAATCGCCTGTTCTTCTTGCTTCGATGACTTCAGGAAGGCGATACAGAACTTTTGGAGTGTCATCTAATGTGTAGAGATATTTGCCATCATTGGCAGGGTCGGGTCGTCTTTGACGGAAAGTTTTCTTTCCCCATTGGTCAACGAACCGTTGCTTCTGAAACAGTATTTTGCCGTTCTCGTCACGGTAGTCGTATGTTGCTACGAGAGATAGTTTTCTTTCTTCAGGTCTAGGAGGATAAAGGTCTATCACTTTCAGGTTTACCGCGTCACAAATTTCAACGACCGAACAACCTGAACCTCTATGGCATGTAACAAGAACTTTATCGTCTTGACCTAAAGCGACAGATAGAGATGGGTTGTTGTCGTCGTTGCGACACGGACAACGCGCTTCCCAACCGTTGGATGTTGGGCGGACACCGTTTAAAAGAGAGAGAAATTTGTCTGCATGTTGAGGAATTGAAGCACTAGCCATTATTCATGTGCTCATTTTGTTTTTTAATTCTTCCGCTTCGTAAAGCCCTACGAACAGCGACTGATTGTGAACGCTCCGTAGGCAAGTTGATTTTTTCTTGTCTTCTCAAAACTTCTCTTTCTACTTCGTTCGTACCGCCCCAAATACCGAGTGGCTCAAAACGAAGAGCATAATCTAAACAACCTTGTATAACTTTGCACCTCTTGCAAAATTCTGTTGCTCTGATTTTTGGTCTATATCTCAACGACCGTGAATCGGGATAAAAAAGCGAAATGTCTACTCCACGACAAGCCGCTAGGTTCGTGTCAAAATATTGTTCTATCTCTGTTGGGTTGATCAAGTGTCCCCCTCGTGACTGTTTCTTGATTATTTGCCACAAGACTACAAGCGAAATGTTTATATCGTCAAATATTCTTTTCGTACTTTGCGATTCTTTTTGCGGTTTCTAAATCAAGAAAAATATTGACATACATAACCTTTAGAACATTGTTTTCCACAACCTCTGCGACGACCTCAACACTGTCCTGTGGACAACCTATCGCACTAGCAAGACCAGCACGCAATTGCGCAATATCAACTTCTTCATTAATGGTGCTGTCGTAAAAATCCCAAACCTCTTCTAAAGTAGGGGGCTGTACTAATGTTAGGGCGCGTAACTCTTTTCCTTTTTCTTCGCCTAAGACACACCAAGTGCAAGCAATCTTTGGTGCCGTAGACGCTCGTTTACGAACTTCGATATGACCACATTCAAGTTTGTGATAATACGAGACATCACCCCAACCCCCTTGTTTGTCAATTGAAACAATCTTCTTTTGAGGTGCAGATTTTTTGTTAACCACCAAAATAGATTAGTGTAGTAATCTTTGAAATGTGGCAACCATAATGGGTCTTGACCTTTCTTTAACCAGCACGGGCATAAGTGTAGGCGGGGTCACGAGAAGTATTAAGTCAAAAAAACGCGGTGCATCTAGATTAATTGAAATAAAAAATTTAATTATTGAAATCGCAAAAAACGAAAGAATAGAAATAGTCGCAATTGAAGGCTATTCATATGCTTCCCAATATTCTCAAGCCCACTCAATAGGTGAACTAGGCGGAGTAATCAAAGTAGCAATGCGCGAACTAGGGATACCTGTCGTAATAATTCCGCCTACCTGTAGAGCAAAGTTTGCCACAGGAAAAGGCAACTCGGGGAAAATAGACGTAATGTCAGCAATCACAGCGAAAACTGGGATAATCTTCTCGGGTGCTGATGGAAACGACAAATGTGATGCTTGGATTCTTGAACAGATGACCGCAACATATTTGGGTCAGTCAGCCTACGAATGGAATAAAGACCAGATTCTGGCTTTACAAAAATGTGACTTCACGGAACTGAACGAGGGAAAAAATGGCTAGATCGCAACCTATATCGCAGGTAGAAATAGAATCGGAAATCATGCGTCTCTTGGGGATACTTGAAGAAGAGACAGAAGCCTTTGAAACCCTTGCTGTTGACGCCGCCAAAAAAGATGCGCTCATGAAAGGTAATTGGGCTAAAGAATATCTAGCCGCCAAAGGAAGCATCAAAGAGCGCGAAGCATGGGCGGACTACAAACTTTCCGACGAAGCATATTCATATAAGATTAGCGAAGCGTTAGTTAAATCTAAACGAGAGAAATTGCTTACAGTGCGGACATCTTTGGACGCACTCAGAACATTGAACGCCAATGTTCGCATACAAACAGGAGCATAAATGTCTGGTATCCATAAAAGCATAGAACATCTAGCCACACCGCTAGAAAAACTTGTACACCTTGAAAACAATCCACGCAAAGGAAACATTGATGCGATCGTTGCGTCATACCGAGAATTCGGTCAAGTAAAACCGATCGTTATCAAAGACAACGGTGACGGAACATCAACAATCATTGCGGGAAACCATCAATACGAAGCCGCGAAAAAACTCGGATGGGAAACAATCGCCTGCATCAAATTTGAAGGCGACCTGTCAAGTGCCATTGCATACGCACTAGCCGACAATCGAACCAACGAACTAGGCACAACAGACAGCGACATGCTTTTTGAACTACTTGGAGAAGTAGGTGAAGAGTACGACGACCTCATTGACGCACTCGGATGGGATGAATTTGACTTAGCGGAAATGGAAGGTGACTACTACAAAGAAGACGACGCCCCATACGAAGCGCCAGTCATTCAGCAATTGCAACCAGAAGCACCAGAACAGCCGTTACAGCCACAAGCCATCAGTACGCAAATGGACAACGGTGAAACGATGTTGAGCGCACCAGTAGGCACAGACACCCATCAGGCAGTAACCCAAGGCGCACCATCAGTTGTAGCAAACGGCTCAAAAACAATCGTTCAATACACACTCGTATTTGACAGTCCAGACCAACAAAGAAAATGGTACGACTTCATTCGCTGGCTAAAAACAGACCCCGGCACAGACGGTGAAACAACAGCAGAACGAGTACTTAATTTTGTTGACTCGCACGCCAACTATTAAAATCTAGTCTTCTACTTTAATTAAACCCTCAACAATCAACTCTTCCAAAGAGTGACTGTCAAGCAACATCATGATGTAATTTGCATCGGGATCCATCGCGTCACGCGCATCACATAAAAAATCAATAACTTCAGCCTCAGATAAACCGCGCTTGATGCTCCACGGTTTGAAATCACGAGAAACTTTAATAGCAGAACCTAGACGATTAACCAAAACATCCTTGTTATCCACAGGACGCTTTTTAACAATTTTTTCTCGTTTCATAAGTGCCTTTCGTTCTCCGAGAGTATATTAACACGGATGAATATCCCACCACAAAACCCTAAAAAGAGAATAGACACACGCACTAATAGAAAACGACCGCCGTCAAAATCGCGTCAAACATTAGAGTTTTTAGGCATAGAAGAAACACCGTTAACTAAACCAACGAAATACATGATTTATGGTGGCAGTTCATACAAGATTTTGTCTTACGCAAAATTCAGAGGAGAACGAATGTTCACCACAACCGATTACCGCGAGTTTTGTGCCCACACAGTGACAGCAAAAAGTGCAGACGCCGCATTGCAACACCTAACGAAATGCGGATATGTCACAAAGCACGACAAACCTTACGACCGTGAACACCCCAATGTGAAGAACTTGTACCGAATCACAATGGTTGGCGAACATGCACTTATGTACCTTGGCAGAAAACGGCGAGAACAAGAAGAAGCAGAACAAAGACGACTCGGTCGTATTTACGGTCAACTCGGTTTAGACGCACTGAAACAACAACAGTCCCCGCTTATTTAAATCTAAACGGAAAAGAACGCACATATGAAAATACAAACCAACATCATCAAATGTGCAGACGCATTAGAAGAACTAAAAAAACTGCCCGACGACAGCATCAATACCGTTGTTACATCACCCCCGTACAACAAAAAAGGCATTCAAAACGGCAAAACACAAACAACAAACCAAATTTGGCAAAAACACAACATCGACTACGGCGAATACCACGACAACATGCCAGAAAATGACTACCAAAACTGGATAGTAGAAATAATCAACGAACTACACCGTGTCATCACGCCAAACGGCTCAATCTTTTTTAATCACAAACCACGCCGATTTAAAAACGAAGCACGGTTACCAACAGAGTTCATTCACCAAACAAACGCCAACATTTATCAACTAATAATATGGAACCGCAAAAACAGTCCGAACATTCGCAAAGACCATCTGTTGCCAAACACTGAACATATCTATTGGCTATCAAAAAACAAGCCACAAACATTCAGAGAAAATCTAGACCCGCAGTATCTCACCGAAATATGGGACATCTCACCCCAAAAACAAACCACGCACCCCGCACCATTTCCATCACAACTCGTAGAAAACTGTGTGCTTCTCACAACGCAACCTGAAGACATCGTTCTAGACCCATTTAACGGAACAGGGACAACAACCACAACAGCCAACCGACTAAACAGGCAATACATCGGCTACGACATAGACCAAAACTATGTTCAAGAAGCACAAAGCAAAATCATCCAATGAACGCACACCTACTCAACAAGATTCATAACGAAAACTGCATCACAACAATGCAACGCATCGCCGACGACTCAATAGACCTTGTCTTGACCTCACCACCATACGACAACCTCAGACAATACGACGGTTATATATTTGACTTTCTCACAACGAGCCGAGAACTGACAAGAATCCTCAAACCCGGCGGAGTACTCGTATGGGTTGTAGGAGACGAAACACGCAACGGAACAGAATCAGGAACATCATTCCGCCAAGCACTGCAATTCATGGACAACGGCTTAAACCTCCATGACACTATGATTTACGAAAAGAACAGTTCAACATTCCCCGCACAAAAAGCATCCAACAGATACACGCAAATATTTGAATACATGTTCGTCTTTACCAAAGGCAAACCAACAGCGACCCTCATCTGCGACAAGCCGAACAAATGGGCAGGACACAAAGACTATGCAGGCAAACTCAAAAACCCCGTACCTGACTACTCGCCACGAACAAACATATGGCGCTACACCACCAGTAAAAACTCTTTTGGGCATCCAGCCCCATACCCGCTAGAACTAGCAAAAGACCACATTAAAACGTGGACAAAACCCCACCAGACCGTATATGATCCATTCATGGGGTCAGGCACCACAGCCGTAGCCTCCATAGAACTAGACAGAAACTGGATTGGAAGCGAAATTTCCGAACAGTACTGCGAAATAATAAATAAGCGCATCAAGCAACATAAATAGAATAGGTAAAATTAAAAATGAGTCAAGGTAAAAAACCCTCAGAAAAACACCTTTACGAAATAGCAGATATTTACATAAAGGCATACGCATCGTCAACCAATGTACAGCAGGCAGTAGCCGACCATTTCGGCGTACCAGTCTCAACAGCCGCTAAACAAATAATGGTGGCACGCAGTAGAGGAATGCTCCCAGCAACCGAAGAACTGCGATTGCGCAAACAATACGACAAAGCGAAACGCAACCTAGAACAATATGTCAACGACATGGAATTGCGTCTCGCCACAACAACACAGAATAAAAAGGAATAAAAATGGAAATGCCCGACTTACCGCCAGAAAAAAAACGAATAGAAGAACGCAGGGCTCTCAAGTTCTGGATTGACCATTGTCATACCCTTGAGGAGAAACTCTCCCAAGCAAGAGAAGAAGCAAGTCAATTAAAAAGTCTTCTCAAAACATGGATGCCTGAAGTAATGAGCGCACGCTCGGAAGATTATTTTGCCGCTGGATGGCTTACCAACCTTGATACAGAACTTCCTAAGATGGATGCAGATATACACAACGCGGCAACAATCCTTGGGGAGATTCCAACCTATTGGGACGGAAATAGCGACCCCGCAATAAATACGACTTGGCGGACATACGAAAAATGACTAAGCGCATGACCTATACGGAACGATTCAACGAAAAAGTAGAAAAAACAGACTCCTGTTGGCTATGGACAGGAGCCCTAAATAGCAAAGGGTACGGATCTATGTCATACAACGGCAAAGGAACCAGCGCCCACAGGCTGAGTTACATACTCCACAAAGGCGAAATACCTGACGGACTCATCATCTGCCACACATGCGACATCCCTAAATGCGTCAACCCCGACCACCTATGGGCAGGAACCCCAAGCGAAAACATGAAAGACATGTTTGCAAAAGACAGACAAGGTTCTACTAGTCGTCAAAAAACACACTGCCGTAAAGGGCACGAATTCACACCCGAAAACATATTTTCAAGAACAAACGCCGACGGAACAAAACAACGAATTTGTAGGGAATGCATAAAAATAAGCAGAAAAACCAACAGAAATGACCCCGCAAAACGAGAAAAAATATTGGCATACGATCGCGAATATCAAAAAAAATACAGACAAAAACAGTCCCCTGTTAGATAAATCTAAACGATATGGACACACTGCAAAAATATCCAGTAATGCACCTAACAGCCCGAGAAATACTGCAACTGCGCACATTCGTCACACACTGCAAAAATAACAAAAATCAACACAATGTCACTGACCGCAAATACACGACAAAAGCCACAGAAAAAGGCATCATCATGCTCGGAAAAGCAGGAGAAGTCATCATCTCTCGCTACTACAACACAGAAATAGATTGGGACATCTACATAGGCGCAGATAACGGATACGACACAACAATAAACAACAAAAAAACGGAAATCAAAACCTCATCTCAAAAAGACCTCATCATCAACGACCCCGAACACTGCAACTACGGACTCTGGAAACCAGATGTAGAACAATGCATCATCGTCCACTGCAACCAGCCCAAAGACCAATGGGAAAACATCGGCACAAACACGAAATTCCAAATAATCGGCGGAACAACCCGCGAACATTTCTTTGCAAATGCACAAAAAAGCGACTACGGTTACGGTCCCCGACTCACGCTAAAAGAACACCAACTAATACACCTATAAAAGGAGCACACCCAACATGTTGTACACGGAATACACGCTACCAGCCATCCCGAAATCAAAAGACAAACAAATAGAACTCCTAGAACGAGCAGTAGGAGAACTCTTTGATTGGATTATGGCAGACAAAGGATGGGATAACTCTGGCACTGTTGCTGACAGATTGGAAGACGAAGTCAACTTAATCGCACACAGAGCGTTTGAAAAATATTGCGAATACATGAACGAACAATAACGAATGACCTCAAAACGCAGAAAATGCGCAGGACACACCGCACATAGCGGAAGCCCCTGTAGACGACAACCCCACCTCACAGAAATCTATTGCCCGATACACAAAAGAAACAAACAAAAATGACCGAACAAGAATTTCACGAAGAAATAGAAGAAATACTTGAAATACTCATAGAAAAAGGACTAGTAGAACGCTTCATCCGAGAAGACGGACAATGGGTCTACGCATCCACAACACTCCCCCGTTAGATAAACTAAAAAAAATAAGGTAGCCTAAAAATATGTCATACGACTCCCCACAGCCAGAATCTCAGTCCAAAAGGTTGGCAGTCCCGTTTAGGAACCGCATCAACCTGTTCATGACTCACATACACATGCTGTACACATCGTTGTCTTCATTATGGTCGTCATATAAGCCTTATGTTACAAGGGTTTTGTTCTCTAATTGGAAAGTCCCAATCATGGCTTTGATTGTGTTTGTCATGTTGATTGAAGTTCTTTGGAGTTTGAGGGGTTTTATCGTGTTTTTGTTTGGGGTTTATTTAGTTTTGATGGTCAGAAAGGGAAGTTGATTGTGCCGTATAAGAATGTTGAGGACAAGCGTGAGTGGGATAGATGCCATCGTGAGGACACGATAGCGAAGCGGTTGAGGCGCAGGGAGTATGAGCGTGAGAGGAAGAATCGGTTGAGGGTCGCATCGTATTTGTTGTTGCCTGAGCCTGAGAAGTCCCGTAAGTTGGAGGCGAATGCTCAGCGTAGGGCTTTGTGTTTGAGGTGGAGGGTGTTGGTCTGATGCGTGTGTTCTCGGCTGTGATTTTTGGGGGGTACTTCGTTTTGTACCTGCTGTTTCGGTTTACTGATTTTGACCGTGATTGA